AAGTTAATGCTGTTAAATCCGAAAGGGTCTATCAACAAGAAAATGGTTGAGGGACTCATCACAAAATATAAACCATCGTTAGTTGTTTATGACCAAATTGACAAGATTGAGGGATTTACAAATGATCGCGAAGATTTACGGTTGGGATCAATTTATCAATGGGCTCGTGAACTGGGAATTAAAAATGAGTTTGCTACAATTGCAGTCTGCCAAGCCGACGGAACAGGAGAAGGACAAAAGTGGCTCACAATGGGAAACGTCGCTAATGCCAAAACAGCCAAGCAAGCAGAAGCTGATTGGATTCTAGGTATTGGTAAAACTCCTGATGTTGGATATGAGAACTTGCGCTATCTCCATGCTAGTAAAAATAAACTAGCTGGTGATCCAGACACAGAACCAGCATTGCGTCATGGAAAACAAGAAGTAATTATACGGGCAGACCTTGCTCGTTATGTGGATATTAATTAATGAAACTACCAAAAACTAAAACAGGCTTGTTCATAGTCATGCGATATTTGATGTCCTCTGATGATGGTATCCCCATTGGCATTTTTGTAACGAATGCTGCTGCTGATGATTATGCTGGTAAATGTGAGCAAGAGTTTGAAGATAAGAACATCAAAGCTTTTACCTTCCGTGTAGTTTACACAATGTTTTACAATGAATAACGCCTTCACGTTGTTCCAGACGCTGTGAAACCCCTATCCTTAGACACCGAAACAACTACATTTAATAAGGGAGCCCCCTATGACCCACGCAACAAGCTTGTCTGTTACAGCTTTGCTACTGACCATTTTAGTGGCGCTGAACTCTTCAAGGAACAACACGACCACTTGGGTGGACTTCTTAGTTCTTGTGACCTTGTTATCGGCTTCAATTTTAAGTTTGATCTTCATTGGTTAAACAAGGTAGGATTTTCATTAAAAGGTAAAAGGATTTGGGACGTTCAGATTGCTGAGTTTATTCTCTCGCATCAAACAAACCGTTTCCCTAGCCTGAATGAAACTTGTATCAAGTACGGCATCCCTGTAAAGGAGGACGTGGTTAAGACAGAATACTGGGATAGGGGAATAAACACAGATGAGATTCCGTGGCCGATCCTTGAGAGCTATGCAACACACGATGCTGACATCACACTGCAATGCTATTACGCACAACTAAAACATATGACACCACAGCAAATTAAGCTATGTCGTTTACAGTGTGAAGATATGCAGATATTGTGTGAGATGGAAGCAAATGGAATAACCTTTAACGAACAACTCTGCCAAACAAGAGCAGAGGAATTGGATGACAAAATATCAGAGATCAAAGCAAACCTCGCAAGCGTCTATCCCAATACTCCTATTAATTTTGGGAGTAATGACCATCTGTCTGCCTTTCTATATGGTGGGATTATTCGGGAAGACGCTAAAGAGCATATTGGCTTTTTTAAGTCTGGGGTAAAAGCGGGACAACCTAAGTTTAAGAACATTGAGATTGAGCATGTACTTCCTAGGCTGTATACTCCATTGAAGGGTAGTGAGATGGCTAAGGAAGGTAACTTTGCTACTGATGAGGGCACCTTGCGTAAACTCAAAGGCAAGAAGGGTGTGCTGGATAAAATCTTAGAGCTATCTAAAATGGAGAAACTTAATGGTACATATTATCGTGGGTTAGTTAAGCTCCGTAAGGAACAGGGTTGGGAGGAAGGTGTATTGCATGGGCAGTTTAACCAAACAACTGCCATATCAGGACGCCTTAGTTCAAGTAAACCCAATCTCCAGAATTTCGCAACAGAACTACAAGACATATTCATATCAAAATATAATGACTGACGAACTAAAACAAATCCACTATGGTGATTCTCTAGCCGACCTAGCCTCTGTTATGGAGGAGGTTGGTGCTAGGAAGTTCCTAAGTGATTTTAAACACAACTACCCAAGCCATTTCAATGAAATCTTAGCACAAATTAACCGCCTAGACACTCGTAAACTTCCAGCACTATTACAGGCACCAACATGTTCAAACCCTACATTGTAAGTAAAAACGGAGACTATGCTATTCAGCGTAGTATCTTTGGACATAAACAATATAACTATGGATATACTAGATATATGTGGACAAGTGATGAGACTTCGGCCTCCATATATTCCTCATTTGAAACTGCTAGTGAGAAGCTAAATTCATTATCTAATCCCATAATTCCACCAAAATGGAAAAAGGTTACGAGTGTAGAGAGCATTAATGCTACTCCAGTGTGACGCCTCACAACTGGAGTGGAGGGTTGCACTCGAACTCAGTAATGACCAAATTGGAATATCAGAAGTATTGAACGGAGAAGATACACATGCGAATAATCAAAAAGCTTTCGACCTACCTTCACGCCTCATTGCCAAGATTTTTCTATTCCGTACCATTTTTCGTGGCAGTGGTTGGGCATTTGCTAATGATCCTGATTTTATGCATGTTAGTTCTTCTCAGTCCTTCTGGGACTCCATGAATGAGAAGTTCTATGCAAAATATCAAGGCTTAGACCGTAAGCATAAGGAATGGATGGCTACAATAGCCGAAGGAAGGCCCATAGAAGGCCCTCTGGGGCGCTCTTGGAGTCTACCTATGGGTACGGACAAGTATGGTAATAAAAAACTCCCCTTAAACCAACTGGTGAACTTACCAGTGCAAGGTACAGGGGCTGACATTATGACCATTGCTCGTATCTCTGCCTATAAAAGAATCAAGAAGTATAATATTCCTTGTGATTTTGTTTCAACGGTTCACGATTCAATAGTAGTGGACACACATGAAAAATACCTAGAACCTATACGAGATGTATTTGATTCAGTATTCTATGACATACCGAGAAACATAAAGACTGTGTTTGGATATGAATGGAAAGTACCCATGTCATGTGAATCTAAATATGGACCAAATATGAAAGATATGTATAAGTTTACTTGACAGTGTAGTACAAAGTGTGGTATACTAATAGTTATAGGCCCTCGATATTTTAATAGGTAAAATACCACCGCTAGTTGGTGGCGATGGGAGTTCGAGTCTCCCTCTTTGGCCCTCTTTTCGGCTTGATCTATTAGCGATATGAGCGTTTGTCATGTCGAAGGCCCGGTGTTCTGGGCGGCACTAATCCTGTAATATAGTAAGCAGGACTTTTAAAACCTTTATAAAGATATAAATGAAAATTCAAATTGTTACAACTTCTATTGAAACCAAACCTACCACAAAAGGTAGCTATCAACAACTAGAAGTGGTGTATAAGAACCTATCCTTCCAAGGTAAGGTTGAATCTAAGAAGCTGATGTCCTTCGGTGCTGGCGCACCAAGCTTCACAACCTTGTCTACAGCAGCAGCAGGGTCAATCTTTGAAATTGCAGTTGTTAAGAATGATAAGGGGTATAACGACTGGACCAGTGCTACAGCCTCTCATGCAGATGTTACAGGTGCGTCTGGTCCTAATCCTACTATAGGAAAACCCTCTTCCACAACAACCCCACGTAGTACATATGAAACACCAGAAGAACGAGCGCAGCGGCAAATCCTCATTGTTCGTCAATCTAGTGTTAGTAGTGCTGTGTCTCTCCTTGGTGTTGGTGCTAAGGCACCATTGAAGGTGGAAGATGTCCTTGCAACTGCTAAGAAGCTAGAGGGTTATGTGTTTGGTCTAGATAAAGGACAGGAAGCACCAAAAGGTGAAACTGGATTTGAGGACATCCCAGACTTCGAGGGTGAAGTTACTTAAGGTCTATCAATATGACGACTGCATTAATTGATGGAGACATTATTTGCTATCGTTGCGCAGCCTCTTGCCAAAAGCAGGAGGTTGTGACTGAGTCTATGGATGTAGCTCTCCAGCGTGTAGATGATTTAATGAATCGTATACTACATGACACTAATGCACAGGATTATCAAGTATACCTTACAGGGTCTAATAATTTCAGATTTAAGTACAATCCTGAATACAAGGCCAACCGTAAGGATTCTGTTAAACCTCAGTGGTTAGAGCAGTGTAGAGAACACCTAGTTGTCAATTGGCACGCTCAGGTGTCGGATGGTTGTGAGGCTGATGATTTGATGGCTATTGCCCAAACCAAATCAGAAGACACAATCATATGTACCATAGATAAAGACCTTCTACAAGTTCCCGGAAATCATTATAATTTTGTCAAACAAGAGTTTCAAATTATTACACCCCTAACCGGGCGTTTTAATTTCTATTGGCAGTTTATCATGGGAGACAAGTCGGATAATATCCTTGGCTTTGATGGCCTGATGCGTTCAACTGTTCCAAAGAAGATGGAATGGATGGTATCAGAGCTTCAAGAGGCTTGCCTCAAAGGTGAGAGAGCAGCCTTTGAATGGGTACGTAGTCTTTACAACGATGATGACAAGTTGTTGATGAATGGTCGATGCTTGTGGATGCAACGAGAGTACGATCAGATATGGGAGTTTCCTAGTGAGGAAGTATAATGGGGGGTCTTGGACCGTCGGTAGATTTAATTCCTTTATCACCTCTACCCTACGTTCTGGTGCTAGACGATGGCAGCCGAAGTATACAACCCTAAACGAAGCTAAAACAGAAAAGAAAATAAATGTCAAAACAGGTAGACTTGCCCAACACTTCAGATGCTCCTTGTGCCAAAATGAATTCACAGCCAAAGACATGGAGGTGGATCACATCGTTCCTGCTATTGATCCCACTGTCGGTTTCGTTTCATGGGATGCCTTCATTGACCGACTTTTCTGCGAAGCCGACAACCTTCAAGCGATCTGTAAAGGCTGCCACAAAGTCAAAACAAGTTTAGAAAGAAAAATAAGAAATGAAAATAAATAAATCATTGGAAACCCCAGAGGGCAGTATTCAATTTGTAGGTGAGTTAGAGGGACAGGAGTTGGATATAGTTATTCAATTGGGACTACTAGCCTTAACATCACGAGGCTTCATTAAAACAGTAACCGCAGAGGTTCCTCCAAAAGGAGAGCAACATTGAAGAAATACTACAAGCGTTTATTCTTGAATAAGGGTGAGGGGACAGCTTTTCTAGAACTCACGTATGAGGATGGATATGGTGGAGTTAAAATTGCAGATTGTAATAGAGCAGTTACCTTATCCATAGATACATCTAATAAGAAAGAAAAAGAGAACTCATTACATAAAATAGATGTTCTGATTTCTGAACTTTCTAAATATAAAACTAAATTAGAGGTTTAATGAAGCATTTAGTAATTCCTGACGTGCAAGCCAAGGATGGACATGACTTTACCTATCTGAATAGAATAGGAAGGTACATTGTAGAGAAGAAACCTGACAAGTTGATTTGCTTGGGTGACTTTGCAGACATGCCTTCCCTAAGCTCCTATGACCAAGGTAAGAAGAGTTTTGAGGGTAGGCGTTATATGAAGGACATTCAGGCTTCGCATGATGCTATGGAGGCCCTCCTGTCACCCATTTGGGAGTTCAATCATAAAGCAAAACGAAACAAAGAAAAACAATACCATCCAGAGATGGTACTCACGTTGGGCAACCACGAAAATCGCATTAATCGAGCTATCAACGACGATCCTAAACTGGATGGGGTCCTTTCTATCGACGCTCTTGGTTACGTGGGTTATGGTTGGACTGTCATTCCTTTTCTTGATGTTGCTATTGTTGATGGCATTGCCTACTCTCATTACTTTACTACGGGCCTCATGGGACGACCTGTTACAACAGCGCAAGCGTGCCTCTCAAAGAAACACCAATCCTGTGTCCAAGGACATCAACAAGGGCTTCAAATAGCAACGGCCTATAAAGCCGATGGCACAATGATTTCATCCATCATTGCGGGATCTTGTTACGAACACAATGAAGATTATATGTCCTCACAAGGTAACAAACACTGGCGTGGATTTCTAATGTTACATGATGTTAATGGCGGTGAATTTGATGTGATGCCTGTCAGCCTTAAATACATAAATAAGAAATATGCAAGCAACTAAAAACGATGTGGGATTTTATGGTAACCTTATTATGGCTTCCGTTTCACACAGCACAATAGCACAAATTGTTTTCTTTACCCTAGCCATCCTCAATCTTATTGCGAGTTTCTATGAAAGTTAAAGACATTCTAGGTAAATGGGAAACGTGCCCTAACCACGGCGAGGTAGAAGACGTTGTTAACCATCCATCTCACTATACACAAGGTGGTATAGAGTGTATTGATGCTATTCAAGCTGCTTTAACTCCAGAGGAATTCAGGGGCTATTGTAAAGGTAATGCTTTGAAATATGTATGGCGTGAGCGTCATAAGGCTGGAGCAGAATCCTTGCAGAAGGCTGCTTGGTATATTAAACGGATTTCTGATGAATGACATTGACACCTTAAAATCTCTAATTATTCATAAACTAGACATTACTGAGTTCTTGGACATCATTGGTTATGACCTATCTGATTTAGTGGATGTACTTGATGACGAACTTGAAGAGAACTACGCGGAGCTACTCTCAGCCTGCACATGAGCATGATGCGAAACGTGGTTACAAACTACGTATAGCAGAAGAACTAGAAGCAAGTGAGGAAATAGATGCCTACAGACGACTCAAAACCGAAGAACCTCTTACCGGACGGGACTCTCCGGGATGCGAGGAAGTGTATCATCCATAACGCTTGGATGCGTAAGAAAGAATGCCCTATATGCTACCTAGAAGCACGTAGGAAACAGTTAGAATTTGAAAAACAAACTGGCTCTAACAAGCCATCAATTAAAATAACTAAAGTATGAGTGAGTTTCGTAACGGCTTTGCCGAAACAATTTTTAAACAGAAATATGCACAGGGACCAGATGACACATGGAGTAAACTTGCCGAGCGCCTTGTTGACGATGTGTGCGGAACTAGACAAGGAACAACAAAAGCTCTACTACCAGAAGAGGATCTTGTCGAGCTTGCAGGACACATTAAAGCTATGCGATTCCTGCCCGGGGGGCGTTATCTATATTATGCAGGAAGACCCTTCAAAGCATACAATAACTGTTACCTTCTACGTGCCGAGGAAGATACACGAGAAGAATGGAGCAACGTAACATGGCGGGCTATGTCCTGTCTAATGACTGGAGGAGGAATTGGAATTGACTACAGCAAACTCAGGCCCCACGGAAGCCTACTTAAACGTACTGGCGGCATCGCTAGTGGACCTCTCCCACTTATGTACTCAATTAACGAAATCGGAAGAAATGTTATGCAAGGAGGAAGCCGCAGAAGTGCTATTTATGCTTCACTTAATTGGCAACATGCGGACATCAATCAATTCTTGGAGTCAAAGAATTGGTCAGAAGAAGTTAGAGCAGGAAAAGCAAAAGACTTCAATTATCATGCTCCCCTAGACATGACTAACATCTCTGTCAACTATGACGACGCAAGTCTCGTGGGTGGACTAGAGAATAATGAAGTCTTCAAGAAGAATGTTCGGCAAGCGTTGGAGACAGCAGAGCCCGGATTCAGTTTTAACTTTGGAAATAAACAGAATGAAACACTACGTAATGCTTGCACTGAGGTTACCTCTGAGGATGATTCTGATGTGTGCAATCTTGGTTCGATCAATCTTGGCGCTATTGATTCGATTGTTGACTTTACTCGTATCACTCAGTTGGCTTCTAAATTCCTTGTGTGTGGTACTCTTAGGGCTGATCTCCCATACGACAAAGTTTACCAAGTTCGAGCAAAAAATCGACGCTTGGGCTTGGGGCTCATGGGCATACATGAATGGTTGCTCAAGAGAAATTATGGCTACGAAGTCACGCCTGAATTGCGGAGTTGGCTAGGAGTTTATCGTGATGAATCAAAACGATCTGCCGACACCTATTGTGATGAGCTTGGGATCAGCCATCCAGTTGCTTACCGCGCAATCGCCCCTACCGGAAGTATCGGCATCCTTGCTGGCACAACTACAGGAATTGAGCCACTCTTTGCAGTTGCTTATAAACGCCGTTTCCTTACAGGTGGAAACCGCTGGAAATACCAGTTCGTAGTAGATGGTACAGCAGCTCTATTGATTGAGAAGTTTGGCGTTGATCCTAATAAAATAGAATCGGCCCTTGACCTAAGTAAAGACTATGAAAAACGAATCAAATTCCAAGCAGACGTACAAGATTACGTGGACATGTCAATTTCAAGTACAATCAATCTTCCCTCTTGGGGCAGTGAAGGAAATGATGAACGATCTGTCGAGCAGTTTACACAGACGCTTGCGCGGTATGCTCCCCGGCTCCGAGGATTCACATGTTATCCAGATGGAAGTAGAGGAGGTCAACCTTTGACAGCAGTTCCTTATGAAGAGGCATTGAAACACAAAGATGTAATCTACGAAGAGATGGATATTTGTGATATTTCTGGTGGTGGTACTTGTGGAAGCTAAGTTTGAACCTAAACTCATAGAGTGTGCTAAATGTGCAGATAAGATTTGCTCTAGTAGGGAGGGTGAGTACGTCACTTGTAAGTGTGGTGCTATTTCAGTAGACCAGACCAGATACTATAGTAGGTATATTGGTAACCCAGAGGATTTTAAACATGTTGACAATTGATTACAACTTTCTAACTGGTATGATGTTTGGCATCGCCCATGTATCACCAGATGAAGACGATGAGTATGACTGGATTGTTGTTCTAGGCTTAGGCCCATTTCAAATTCTGTTGATTAAAAGTAGTGTTGCTTAAAGTATAGGCAAAAAGAAGCCCCGTATCCTTCACAGGACCGGGGCTTCTTGTTGTCTGTTTTTCGTTAGAAAAACTACTCTTGTCCAACCATACGTTTTAGTTTATGAGTATTGGATAGGTTTGCTACCTGAGCAGCTAAAATCTCAGCAGTACGATGGTCCATAGAACCTTTAGTAACCATACCAGTAACTAGGGCTTGTATTGTCTCTGGGTTACCCTGAGCATCTACAAATTTCTTTGCAAAGTCGGCAGGGATAGTGCCATTGACAGCGATAGACTTCTGAGCTTTATCAACCAGAGATTTCTGAATGTCGTGATAGACCTTGGTGATGGAATCATTTTCCCAATCCTTAGCCTTCAAACGACTCTCGTTTATCCCAGTCATTCCAATAGCTTTCCAGAGTTTATCTGAATCGTTACGTGTGACTGTTGGTAAACCTGTTGTACGACTAATAGCCATTTCACCATTAGGTGAGTTCTTGCTAAACCATGCCCTGTCTATTAGACCAGAGGTTAATCCGGGAGATAGTTCACGAACAAGGTTCTTAGTATTAAACTCACTGGGACTGGTAGCAGCATTCCATCCAGCTACAGCAACCTTACCGAGTTTACCAGCACCCGGCATTACAGCGTCTACAACATTGCCAGGTAGAACAGCACCAGCACCCAATTGTCCAGACATATCTACACCAATCTCTGCACCAAGGCCATGTGTGATGTTTGAACCAATGTTGGGATTATCCAACAACACCTTAGTCAGAGAGGTTGGTTTACCCAATTGCTTAGAGATAAACTTAACCAACTCATTAGCTTCGGTATAACCAATAGTACCCATGATACCAGCAAAGGCTATACTAGACATTATAGCTGTTGCAAGAGGTCTTGTAGATCCCTCACGAGCAACCTCCCTAGCAAACATAGCCAAGCGACTGTACTCATTGTGCTTATAGGATAGCAGATTGGAAGCTGCCTTTCCTACAGAACCCATACTAGTGTACATAGATGGTGCTTCGGCCTTGTCGTAGTTATTCATAGCCATGTCTGTTAGGTTATGAGCTGTTTCGTACAAACCCTCTTTAGGAGTAAGACCATTCTCATGTAGCATCTGAGTCATACCCAGAAATACACCTTGACGGGTACGCATTTCAACTGGACCAGTTCCAAACTGAGACATCTTATCCCAATAGTGACCCACATCCTTAACAGCACGGTTACTAGAATCAAACAAATCAGAACTATACACATGGTTCTGTTTAGCATAATCTAATGCACCACGCATAACTGGATCAATGGCTTTGCCCATAGCTGCCTTAGTAGCTACTACAAACCCTTTACCAAGGTATGCAGCACCTGTTCCAGCATCAAAGGTTTTATCCAAACCTCTAGAAGTCAAGAAGGCAGACATCTCTGGCATAACCTTCATTGGTTGCAACATATTAGCAGCCAAGAAGCCGGGTTTAGCAAAACCAATCAACAGGCCGTTAGCAAGGGATTTAGCCCCTTGGAGTGCCCTACGACCAATAGAGGGGCCTATCCCTACAGAGTTGCCTAACTCAGCGAATACGGTGTCTATAGAGCGTCCTAGGGCACTTGGGTTGTTACCTAGTACACGTTGTACATACTCATTAGCCCACTCCTTAGCTTTAGGCATATTCAAACCATTATCTGCATGTAGCAGGGGTTTGATTTCTTCAGAGGCTTTGGTCAACTCTGCCCATTTAATTATCTTTTCTGCATAATCAATCTGAGCTTGAATAGCGTCCTTAGCATTCTGGTCAGCAGAGACAAACTCCTTACGACCTTCCATCCCCAAGATACCCTTCTTCTGCATTGTGTGGCTTTTAGCGTTCATGTAATTGTACGCATCCACAGTCATTAGATCATTCACATGATCTGCCAATGCTTTAACATTAGGGTCATCCTTCCCAATTAACTGCAACACAGCAGTTATATCTCCAGAGTGCTTACCCTTACCAGCACCACCACCAAAGAACTGCTCATCCCCAATAACATACTCAGGATGTGCCTCTTTCAACTTACCTACCAACGTATCCAAACCTTTTCTAGTATCGTCACCTAGCATACTAACCAAGGTCTTCTCTCCATTAACTTCCTTGTAGATGAGTCTACGGAAGTCTCCAGTACCTTTAGAAGCAAGATAAGCTACGCGAGGGGACACAGGCTCATGCCCAGTGGCTTGCATAACCTCATTCATCTTAGTCATAGCTAGTTGCATGACCTCAGTATGAGCCTTCCACCAATCAATTTGCTTCTCATTGAAGCCATGCTTAATTAGTGTTTCTTCTGTTAAAGCCTTACCATTCTTCTCTGCCAATTGCATAGCAGATACAATAGCTGTACGATCTGGCGTAGACAAAGCTTGAGCAGCAGGAGCCAACTTACCGTGTACCTCTTCTGCAATAGAAGCTTTAGCACGGTTGTTAGCCTCACGCATAGCAGTACCAATGCGTTGAATCAGTGGAGACTGAACCTTCATACTCTGGAATAAGGAACCCTTAGTAACACCATTCATTAGACGTTGGAAAGCGTTTTGTGAGATGTCAGGGGTATTCTTTTCCTGAGCAATAAACTCCTCTGGTGTACGATGATCGGGCATAACATCACCGATCAAATCCCGTAAACCTTTATTCTCCTTTAGTGTCTTGGTTTGGTTTTTGTTAGACCAATCCATACGAACACCACCACCCTGCTTTTTATAGTTGAACGGTATCTTACGATCTGTGGCAATGCCGTTCTTCTCAAGACTGTTCCACAAAGCATTCCCACCTTGTGTCAACTTACCAGAAGGCACTATGTCATTTCCCAACTCATTAGCAAATTTGTATAATTGAGTTGCGGTCCCTTTTTCCTTAGAACCAACCATCTTAGCATACATGTCAGATTGACTAGGCTTGTCATAAGCATTAGTCCTATCCATAACAACACCAGCTACATGCTTACCGTCACGAGTAGCAGTGATGTTTAAATTATCACCCGTTCCTCTAGCAGTTAGTGTTATCCCATTTGCCAACTCTTTGATCTTCTGGAATCCCTCTTTAAAGACCTCTGGATTAATACCACCACCTTGTTTACGGGTACTGGTATTAAAGGATGCTTTAGAAGCGCGCTCCTGAGCCTTCTCCAACTCTTTGACAGCACTAATTAGTTCTGTAGCTTTAGCCTCACCAGCCTCTACCTTAGTACGTAAATCATTGACTACTTGTTCTTGTCGAGCAGCATTGTCAATAGCCTTCTGTACAAAAGGGTTACGGGCTTGTTCCTCATTACGTCCACGATCAATGGATTCACGGAGTTGTTTCGCCTCATTTTCAAAAGCTTTAGCACGTTCATCTACAACATCTTGTGCTTTGAACTGCTTATCGTTACCTACAGGATTCTCCAACTCAAAGGCAGTACGTTCCATAGGAGTTTGTTCCAACGGATTGAAACGCTCCGTAGCAGATGGTGTAACTTCTGGGGTAGGTTTGGTTGCCTTATCAGCCCCAAGACTTTCTGCCATACGGGCAATTGGATCTTGAGTAGCCTTGATTTGATCTGGAGTAGCTGCTTGCCCCTCCCTGTCAACTAGGATAGGCTCCTCACCACGAGCCTTAGCAGCGACTTGCGCAGCTTCTTGTCTAGCCAAAGCTTGTTGGCGATAGAAAGCTTCCCTAGGATCAACGGCAGGTACGTCTGGGGCAGCCTCTACAGGTTTAGTAAGTTCGTCAACTAAACCCTTAAGGTTTGGACCTTCAGCCTTTTTAGGAACAATGCTCTCCTTAATGGAAGGAGTAGCTATTTTCTTTGCTCCATGTAGAGGTAGGAAGTTCATTCCCATATCTGTTAGGACTTTCGCAGCAAACTCTGTTTTTGGTCCAACCAAAGCACCGGCTTTACCTGCTAATTCTCCAGGCATAGCAAAAGCTTCTCCTAGTTTCTCACTAGCTTGTTTACCTTCTTCTGTAGAAGGTTGGTAAGGACCAAATCCAAAATTCTTATCCTGCACCATCTTAACATTATTGGCAGCAGCATCATACCCCTGTCCAGAAAGCAGGGTTCCCATTCCCAAGAGGCCACCAGCAATCTGAGAAGGAATCCCGGCCAGCATACCTACACCAGCTTCAGCGACTCCTCGCATACCTTTAATAGAGGCTTCAGAACGCTTCTCAAAATCCTTCTTAAGTTGCTCAGAAGGGGAAAGCTTATCAAATTTAGCAAACGGATCTTCCTCGAATTGATCGAAGGGATTAGCTGCTGGAGGATCAAAACTATCAAAAGGATTAGAAGCCATTGTATTTACCTATTTGGGTAGGTATCCATATTTTTGTTGAAAAGCCCCAGCAAGTTCTGGGTGAGCTTTTAGGTGGTCTATTGCGGCTTGTGGAGCTTGGCCTTGTTGTGGAGCAAGTGCGGGTGGAGCCCCCTGCGGCATGGCACTAGGAGAAGGGTTAGTGGGTAATTGAGCAGCTTGTCCAATGTCCAATGCTCCAGCTCTAGGTATAGCATTAGGACTACGCATTTTAACTAGATTATCTAGTGCTTGGGCACGTTGTATGTATAGATTGGAAGTTTCCTCATCCCCAGATTGCTTTGCTTGATTAGCAGCATCAATAAGGAGGGCCATCTTTTTAGATGGATCATTTTCCATATCAATTCTCTGCTCAATGCTGAATCCAGCCTTACTATTTCTAGTAAACTTACCCGCAGCAATATTAGCGTCGTTGATTCTTTCAGCCGAACCTGTCTGCATCTTAATACCGGCAAGATGATTAGCTCCTTGAGCATTAATCTTAGCAATTTCATCAGCGGCCTTACGACGCTCGGCTTGCATCAACGGCAACCATGTTTGCATCTGAATAGCTTGGCGGCGGACCTCTGGATCACGGCTACGCATGTTTTTACCAATCTCAGCATCAAAAGCTTTCATCTCATCGTCTGTTGCATCAAGGGCCGCCTTACGAGCTTGAGCAGATAGGACGTTTGGTTGATTAGCTTGTTGAACTTCTAGGTTCAATTGGTCACTGGTGTTCTTAATGTTCTTACCAGTGTTTTCATAACCTCGTCCAGTATTAATCAAACCCTGATGCTCCAACAAGAGTGGATTCATACTCTGGGATTGATCGTTCTCTAAAGAACCCTTACGAGTAGCGTTCTGTTGCTGTTCTAAAGCTTGCTGCCTAAACTGAGAAGCCAAGTCCTCATTTCTACGGGCAGCTAGGTTGGCTTCAAAACTACCCTCTCCATACATGGAAGCTAGGTCAGCCGGACTTTGAAATTGACCATAATCAGCCATAGTTTATTCCCATCCAGATTCAAAAGGAGAGTAGTTAGAAGAGTCGTAGCCGTTTCCACCACCACCGAATAAACTACCTAGTCCACTAAATGCGCCAGATTGTTGTCCCATATTCCACAAGGAACCTAGTTGGGCATTCTGGATAGCTCGTTGACGAGCCTCTAGATCGGATATATTCTTTGAAGTAGCGCTGTTGGCTCTGTTATAGTTCTCAGCAGCATTTGCCTGAGTATTGGCATATTGAGAACCCTTATCTGCCAACATAGCTTGATATTGGGCTTCCCGTGGTCCATACTGGCTATTACGTCCAGCCTTAGCATCACGACGAGCTAGACTCTGTTTTAGTTGCAAGGCATAAGGACTGTTTGCTCCATACATGCTTTCCAAAGTAGGCATAGAGTTATACTGTGACCTAGAACGCTCTAGGTCTTGTTGCATACCTTGTCGTTGACGATCAATGGCATCAGACGCTTGTTGATTACCATATAGGCCAACCAAAGTCTTTGCTGTATTGCCCCAATCCCAATTACCACCTCCACCAGAATCATTACCATTGATACCCGGTGTCCCGTTATACAATCCGTATCCCATATTTAGTGCCCTTCCAGCCTCTGATTTATTAAGTTGTTTTCCAACATATTGTTTACCCATATCAGTAGCAACTTTAGTACCAGCCCCTGTTAGCTTAGACCACAGGGGAGATGTTGTTACAGAGGATGCTGCCTCATCAGCCATGGGAGCTTGATCTAAACCCGATTCAATATTATTCGAGGATGCAGCAACCTGCGCGGCATTATCATAACCTGCTTGTGTTGATGCTACCTCAGGAGAATTCCAATCCACTTCCCAAGGAACAGAGCCCCCACCATCAGCAGCACTGGTCCAATCTGATTCATAAGGAGTATATCCTCCAGAATCATATCCTGGAGAAGCCTCCCAGTCAGATTCCCAAGATGGGCTATCAGAACTTGTACTATACCCAGAATCAGAACCTGTATCTCCACCCCCCCACAGGTTACCAGCAGTCGCTCCATAACTTCCCCATTTTACTTCATCAGGGTCATCACGACTATCCCCACGCTCTAGGGCATTGGAGTGGGCTGCCGCCCTACCTGCAATAGGACCACCATACCATCCCGCAATAGCTGGACCTATTTTAGAAGCCGTGGGATTTCTAGATTCCCACTTCTTTAGACCAGCTCCCAAATTATCCCCAAACATAGCAAAGACATTACTAGGTTTAGCATTAAGGCCGTTTTTACTAAGGTCTTGCCAACCAGTATCTAGGTCTTTAGAAGGGTCCCATTTAATTCCAGAAGACACAACATCCGAAGCGTGCTGTACAGCATCCGATAATTCTCCAATTGGGTTGTCAAACCATCCCATAATATAACTCCGTAAATAATGTACTCATGTTATACGAGTGTTGTTGATTTCATAACGCCAGCATCATTTACCCAGAGTTTTACTGCTCCAGAAGATGTGTTTTTATACAGAGCCCAGTTACTAGCTGTAATGTCTGTTATTGTCGGATCACCTGCCTTACTCTGCATAGTAGTCATAACAGTGATTCTCCCTGCCTCTGTAGCAGATACATGGTAAGCCCCTGTACCAAGAATGGAGGTTAACAATCCGTGATTTTTGTTTTGCAAATCTGCAATTGAACTACCAGCTTTATCCACCAATGTCCACGACACAGAGCCTGCTGTAGACAAGATGGTATATAGCTGATTGTACCAAGCGGTCCATTGGAAGTCTCCGCTATCTGCCCTTGTTGGGGGAGGTGGTAAACCTAATGCCATTATCTCGATCCCTTATTAATATCAACCTCAAAACCATCTAGTTTAAGTAAGGCTGGTTGGATATATTTAAATCTAAAAGCCCTACGTCTAAATTTACCTAACTGGTGAATTGCTGGAAAGTTGTAAGAGAAGGTGATTGTTCTTGCAGTAGTCCATGTAACATAGTCATCATCACTCCATTGAACAGTAACATTATTATTTGTACCACCGGGATCAGGAGTATCTCCAATCAAGGCAAGACGGGACATAAATTTTGTATCAAACATATCAAAGTCATACTTAGGAGTTGTGATCTGGCACATAAAGGCTGCACCATTATCAGTGAAGTATGTCTCGCCAATTTGGTAAACATTACCACCATTGCGATCTAAGATGTATGCCCTACCATTAGGACCATCGGTTCCATGTGAACCAATAAAAGCGGCTGTACCATCTACACCAGACGCCCACTCAGACCACATCTCTGTTTCAAAGCTATACACCAGTGTTCTAGAGGTAAGTGTTACTATATATAACTTCTGACCAGACACACGAATACAGTATCCTAGAGCAGAACTTAATGAACTGCCTTCTGCTAGAAACACACTCTTAACCATTGGGATTCCAATTTCCTTTTCCTTGAAACCATCAATAGTCCAAACAGTGTGTCCGCCATTAGCAGTTTCACCTACAAGGATAACTTCCTTTTCTGTTGCAACAACTGTTCCAGCAGCAGCGCATCCAAACTGTTGTACAGCAGAATCATGCCGTGCTAGGGGTGATCCTGTTGCTGTAGCAGCATCGTAGAAGAACTCTACGCTGTTTGCACCAATGGCATAAATATAGTTATTGTTCTTAGAGAGAGCTACAATTTTATCTGGGTACATCTCAGCAGAGATATAATCTCCAGCAGTCCACAGCAAGGGATCGTCAAGATTACTATTGTAGATGTCTTGTGTGTTGGCTTTAGCTACAAAAATATAACCATCTAAGAAAATAGGAATTGGTACATGCGGAGTTGGAAAGTCCGCAGAAGTTATTTCAGTGGGAGCTGTTACAGCGTCGGTAAAAACATATCCCTTAGTACCATCCAACATAACCAGTACCACAGTTCCAGTAGAACTAACATGCTCTGTAAAACCAACATTACCAGTCGTTGTAGTTAGTGTAGTAACCAAGGAACCGTTCGTGTATACCTTGTCAGCACACACTGTGATAATGTACCCAACACCACTAATAACCCAGTAATAACTTCCTCGAGCTACTCCAGAATTAATGGTGTAAGCAGAGTTAAGACCGGGCCTAGATTTTACAACAATTCGTTTATTTGGTTGGGATGGAGCAAGCAAAGTCTCCACCATCATGTTTACTAAACCAGCATCTTTATCTCGACTGGTTCCAACCCGTTGTTGTGGAGCAAGGGCAAAGTCAATACGCTGTGTGTCGTATGTAGAAGAAACTGGGTTTTTAGTAAATGCCATTTTTATTTCCTACCAGACCAATCTGGTTGCATGTAAAGACTGCCCTCTTCAGTACCATACCCCAAGGCCATATCGTGAAAGCCCTCTGCCTCTTTCATAAGGGTAGCTCTGTCTTGTATGGGGATACCATACTCAGGAGCTAGACGCCAAGCTAAACCATAGATTAAGGCTTCTGTCCAATAAGGAGGGAAGTCAAAGTCATCAGTAGCAGAAGTCATGTCCTCAAAGGGACGCTGAT